GCTGTCATGAACCGCAACTGTGGGGGTTATAAACCCGGGTGTCTGGAAGCCCTCCTTATGCAAGGGACGACCGCCCACCGCTGTGGTGGGAATGGTTCGAGGCTCCCTTGCTCAAGGAGATATGGGAGTTGCCAGATGGCACAGAAGTTGAAAGTCCGGGTGAGTACGAATCATCCGAGCGTGCGCGGCAAGGTATTACGCGCCAAACGCCTGGGTATCCGTGAGCGGGTGCTGCGGTTCTTGTTCGGGGATGTGCGGGAGTTGATGCTGCTTACCCCTGGGGATGCGCTCAAGGACATCACGGTCACCACAGTGGATGAGGACCTGACCGCTCTCGCCAAAGCGGTTGGTGTCATGGCTGATGGTGGTGATGCGGCATGAACGTCCGTAGTGCGAATAAGTTGATTCACGGCCTGAACCAGTTGGCCGAAGCCGCTACCACCATTGGTGCTGCTTTGGAGGATATGGCGTGGGATGGGATCGAAGACCACGCCGGCATGCCTGGTGAGCGGCCTATCGCGGCCGCGAGGTTGGAAAACCCAGCATCTGTCACTGAGGCTGTTGAGGAACTTCCGATGGAAGACCCGCCAGCCGAAGAACCCAAGTCTGAAGCAGCAAAAGGCACCTCTACCGAAGCTCCTGTGGCTGAGTCTGCTGCTCCGGTTTTGTCTTTGGATGAGTTGCGCGGGCAGTTGGCTGATATTTCCCACGCGGGTCATACCGATCAGGTGCGGGATCTGATTCGCCAGACCGGCGTGGAAAAACTCTCCGAGGTAGCACCTGAGCATTATGGGTGGCTGCTGGCTAAGGCCAGGGAGTTGGTCTGATGCCTGATCGTCACGCAAAAGCCTCACCCTCGGGTGCTCACAAGTGGACTAACTGCACTAAGTCCCTGGCTTTGGAGTCCCAGTTTCCTAATGAGGATACGGACGCCACTAGGGATGGAACAGTGGCTCACGCGTTGGCTGAGCATAAACTGCGCCGAGCCCTTCACCAGCATCCAAAACTGCGGCCAGACTCGGACCTGGTTGATGGGGAGATGGAAGAGCATACGGATGACTACGTCGCCTACGTGCTTGAACGTCTTGCCTTGGCTAGGCAGGAGTTCCCTGGTGCGCGGGTGATGGTGGAACAAGAGCTGGATTTGTCGGCTGATGTGGCGGGGTCTTTTGGGACTGCCGACTGCATCATCCTGAACCAGCCGGTCCTTGAGGTCATTGATTTCAAGTACGGGTTCAAGCCAGTCCAGGCCGAAGGCAACCCACAGTTAAGGCTCTACGCCCTGGGTGCTTTCCGGGCCTATGGGATGCTCTACGACTTCACCCAGGTGCGCGCCACCATCTTCCAACCCCGGCGCGGCGCGGTGCTCTCAGAAACCATCACCACTCACGCACTCGAGCAGTGGGCAGTGGAGGTTATCCAGCCTGCGGCTGTGAAGGCACTGGCTGGTGAGGGTGAGTATCGGGCGGGGGAGTGGTGTGGGTACTGCAAGGCGAAAAACGTCTGCCGCGCCCGCGCCGAGGCCCAGTTAGAGCTTGCCAAGTTCGAGTTCGCTAAGCCCGACACCCTTACCAACGAGGAAATCGCGGACATCCTCACCCGAATCCCGGCACTGACCAAATGGGCTGGCGACATCCAGTCCTACGCCCTAAGCGCGGTGCTCAACCAGGGTATTCGGTTTGAGGGCTTCAAGGTGGTCGCCGGCCGCGCCTTACGCAAATACACAGACGAGACGGCAGTGGCAGCCATCGGTGAAACCCAAGGCCTGGAGGTTTTCGAGAAGAAGCTCAAGAGCCCGGCCGCTTTGGAAAAGCAGGTGGGCAAGAAAACCTTCCAGACCCTCTTCGCTGACCTAGTCACCAAACCAGCGGGCAAACCATCCCTGGTGCCAGCTACTGACCCACGACCCGAACTCACTGTTGCTACGGCGGTTGATGAGTTCACCCCTGTAAACACTGACAACAATCCTGAAGGAGAATAACAATGACAAGCAATGATCCCAAGATCGTGATGACCGGCATCGTGCGTCTTTCGTACTTGAACTGCTGGGAGCCCAAGAGCATTCAGGGTAGTAAGCCGAAGTATTCGGCCTCGATCATCATCCCTAAAACCGACACTGACACACTGAATAAGATTCAGGCGGCTATCGATGCCGCAATCAAGGAGGGCGTGGGTAAGTTCGGCGGCAAAA